CACGATTGAACTACAGGGCGTTTCACAATGCGACGAACTTTAACCACGGGACGGTCCTCACGAATAACCTCACCTTCACGCCTTGTGCGAATTACTACCATAACTGCCTCCTAAAAAATTTGTGGTCGGTATGTCCCGACCTTGAAACTACACCATACCATAGACGAGGTTAATTGTCAATGATAAGAGGTAGTTGGTTTCATCTCATAAATTTATTTTAATTCAAGCCAGAGCCAGAAACAGGAGCCAGAGCCAGAAACAGGAGCCAGAGCCAGAAACAGGAGCCAGAGCCAGAAACAGGAGCCGGAGCCAGAGGATTCGGTGCTTCTTCCAAGGAGCAGAAGCAGATCAAGGAAGGAAGCTTCTAGCCTTCGTGATTTTAGTCTTCGTGAATATAAGTTCGGGCAAAAAAATAGGGGACCTCGTGGGTCCCCTGATTTGCCGGTCTGCCGGTTTACGCCCATACATACCATTTGTCATACAAGTGATACCATTTGCTTGATCCAATACGCCAAGGCCACCATAACGCACTACACATGCCGGTCTTGTCCCGGTAGTGACTGAAACCGTTATTGTCCAGGTTAAAAGCTTGCCCCATTATGTCCAGCTTAATAAACCATGTGACGGGACCACAAAACACATAAAACCATTTACCCTGATAATTCATAATGTCACCTTTAAAGTAGTGGGGACCGGCAGGCGGTCCCCTTAGTCGGTTTACAGGTCCAACAAAACAACTGTGATAAATTCAATCAGGTCCTTACGGGACATGTGAAGCTCGTTTATTGTCTGCCGGTCTGCTTTGCATATTGGTTGAATGTCGCTTATGCCGTCCAGGACGGCATTGATGTCGTTATTGTGAACCATCAGGTCTTTTTTGTCCATTGTCATAATGTCACCTTTGAATTGAATGAAGGGACCGGCAAGCGGTCCCTGTAGTGTGCGGTCTTAGACTACACGGCTGAAATCATACCGTGGCTGGTAGCAGGTCGCATTAAATTGACTGATTGCCTTGCACAGACTTTGTTCAAGTTCAATTTGCTCGCATTGTACGTCAATCATTGCATCAATGTTATTTGCCCCACTGGTAAAGTTTTCAGCCATTGCTTGCAAAGTCCTGTCCAGGTCCTTATGTGCGGTCTGTAGTTGTCTGATTTGCTCAATTGTCATAATGTCACCTTTAAAGTAGTGGGGACCGGCAGGCGGTCCCCTTTGTAGTGGTCGGTCCCTATTAAAATTGAATGATGGTATAAAAAAAATTAACTGCATCACTACAATTTAGCATAATGCCATAGTTGTCATATACCAAAGTATTGAAATCATCATGACTTAAATTGAGCAAACAGGTTTTAGCTTGTTCACTAATATTGGCTAGTTCAATGATCATTAAAAATTGTGTATATGTCATAATGTCACCTTTGAATTGAATTGAATGAAGGGACCGGCAAGCGGTCCCTGAATGGTCGCCTATTTTTTGGCTTTTTTGACTGCCTGCCTTGCACCCATTAAGCCGGTCCGTGTTACCATGATAAACGGGTTAATAATGTCAGTCATGGTATCAATGTCATGCTTTGAATAACCAAGGGACCGCATATATTTACCCTGATATGTCCCAGTGCTACCCTTTAAAATTTCACCAAGTGAATTAATCACTTGCGTGAAAGTTGCGACCACTTTACCGTCACGGTCAAGCTGCCTGTATTTTGGGTGCGTTGAATTGTTGACCGCTTGAAAGACGGTTTCAACCAGTAAATTGATACTTTCAAGGTTACACTTGCCAGACTTTGCAGTTGAATATAACCAGCCGTCAACAATGCCAGACAAGGGACAATTACAGGACAGTTCAACGGTCCCTGTCCTACCAAAAATGGTTTTGTTAAGGGACCGCTTGTCAAGTCCCTGAATTGCTACCTTGACCGCTTGACCGTCAACCCGGTTTAACCCGGCTTGAATTATACCACTGTTCAACCATGAACATGCAGACCGTGTGGCGGTCCCTGCAATGGCTTTAGTTGTCCGACGGTAACCTGCATTGTCCTGAGTTGTGGTAGCCTGAGTTGTGGTAGCCTGAGTTGTGGTAGCCTGAGTTGTGGTAGCCTGAGTTGTGCTTTTCATTTTGTCCCCTTTGTTTATTGGCTTGCCATTATTGGCTTGCCATTGGTAAGTTGCTGAATTACTTATTTTTTATTTTTTATTTTAATTTTACCATGATTTCAATAGTTTTGTCAATAGTTTTGCTCATAAAAATAGTAGTCCTGTTACTTTTTTGGGTGATAACCCTTTATGTCACACACGGGGGGTGCAGTTCTCACTCTACAGACTTTTATTCTGACCTGCGTGGTATTATAGTTATCTATCCCTTAATTACCCCTAGTTATACTTTTGTTCTGACCTGCGTGGTATTATAATCATCTCCTAACAATTAGATCCATTTATAGATCTATTATAGAGCCTTCGTAGTATTTTTGTCGTCTTTTAACCATATTTTTCTTGACAGAGTTTAAGCGAAGCTATATCATACCTCTATATAAGAAGGAAAGAGCACCAAAGGAATAGAATGAAAGTCTCAGAGAGTAAACGATGAAAATCTCAACAAGGATCAATGGTAGAGTTACTAGCGTAAAGCTCAAGAATAGTATCTGTGCCCTGCATTACCTTATACTAGGAAGTGATAACAGTATCTACGAACACTGTTTAGATACCTGTCATACCTTTATAGGGGATTGGAGAGGGGATACTGGTCGTGGGTTATCTGGTTATGTAGGTGACAGGATGATAAAAGAGATAGTGGATTCAAACGATTTAACCAATTCATACAAAGAGGCATTGGAATGTCTACAAGATCATTGAAAGTTAAAGCCCCCATATCAGATAAAAGAGAAGCTTTAAAAAGGAAGCCTAGAATTAAGCTTATCAAACAATACCCTAAAGAAGAGTGTGTTATAGAAGGGTGCACCAAGAATGCTGTAGGAAAAGGGGATATATGTAAAAAACACGGTGGGGATCCTGTTATCAAAGAGAACTTGTTACGGCATGATGAGATACCGGATAAAATCATGGCATGTACACGATACGATGCTTTTGTTCACCCCCGTCAGTATGTCCTGTTAGCTAAAGAAGGATTAAGCGAAGTAGAGATTGCAGCTGCCTTTCAGATATCTATTGGTACTATGAGAGACTGGGCTGAGAAGTTCTTTGAATTTAACGAAGCTTATGAAATAGGTCAAGCAATGCATGAGGCTTGGTGGCTACGAGAAGGAAAAGAAAACTTAGACAACCGTGGCTATAATACAGGGTTATTTAAATTCTTGACTGGAAACAAGCTAGGCTATAGTGATAAAATAGAGTCAAAGAACCTTATGGTACATGCAGGAGTCTTGGTAGTACCGGAGAAAGTTTCATTAGAAGAATGGGAAGCTGGAGTAGGGAAATGAGTCGGAGTGCCCCTGTAGGAGAAATTGGAGGAGAGAGTCCTGGTAGGGGATATAGGATTCAGAACCCTAAGAATGGGCGTTGGTATACAAGTAAAGATAAGATGCTATCAAGTATACGTTGTGCTAGGAAGAAGATGGGGAAGGGTTTTATAGGAAGAAAACGAAGGTGCTTTACTAATGGGCGTTGGTATGCTGGGAAGAAGCGCATGGAAGAGAGTCTTGCTTTTTCAGAGGTTCAGAAAGGTAGAGAATGGAATAGTGAAATGCTCCGGAAAATAGGGCGGAGTCCTGAGAGCCATATTAAGAAAGGGAAAAGTGCTAAACTATGGTGGAGAAATAACCCTCAGTACCGAATTGTCTTGAAAAATAGGAATAATTCTCCTGAACACCTTGCTGGTTTAGTAGGAATACAGGACTACAGAAAGATATTTATGACTACCGAGCAAAATATTCGTATATTTGTTAATCCTTTGTTTGAGAGAGATGGAGTAGAAGTTATTCAATACGTACCTGCTGAAAGAGAGAAAACACTCATAGAAACTACTGGAGTAGTTGTTAGATGATTAAAGCTAAATCAAAGCAGAGTGTTATCTGGGAACCTCATCCTGGGAGTCAGAAATACTTCTTATCTTGCCCTGCTGATGAAGTACTCCTGCATGGCAACCGAGGTGGGGGTAAAACCGATGCCTTATTGATGGATTATCTGCAAAGTGTTGGATTAGGGTACGGTAGTGATTGGAGAGGAATCATTTTTCGTCAGGAATACACTCAACTCATAGATGTAATCAATAAATGTAACAAATGGATTCCTCAGATCTTTCCTGGATCAAAATACAATGGAAGTGAACATAAATGGACGTTTCCTACTGGAGAAATGCTCTATTTACGAAATATGAAGCGTCCTGAGGATTATTGGGGCTACCATGGGTGGGAAATACCCTTTTTAGGGTGGGAAGAGCTTACAAATTGGGCTACAGATGAATGTTACCTCAGTATGATGAGTACAAACCGAAGTAGTAACCCAGATGTACCTAGAAAGATAAGAAGTACTTGTAATCCAAGTGGAGCTGGTCATGGATGGGTAAAAGGCCGATTTATTGACCCTATGCCTCCGAAAATAGTACTTTTGGACACAAAAACAAGAAAAACACTAGTAAATATCCCTTCACGGCTAGATGAAAACACCACTTTAATGGAAGCAGACCCAAATTACGTACATACCATTATGACTTCTGTTGGTGATGATCCTGTTAAATACAAGGCGTGGGTGCTTGGAGAATGGGATATTATTGCTGGTGGTGCCTTAACAGATGTATGGGAACCTGAGAAGCAAATATTTGCTCCTTTTGAGTTCCCTACGTCTTGGAGTATCTTTAGAAGCTTTGACTGGGGTTCTGCTAAACCATGGGCTGTTACATATGGAGTAGAAGCTAACGGGGAGCAGCCCGATTGTGAATATGAGATTCCGTACATACCAGCTGGAACAGTTTTTATTATAGATGAAATATATGGTTGGAGTGGGACTGTAAATGAAGGCGATAGGGCTACTTCACAGCAAATTTCTGAAAGAGTACTTGAAAAAGACGCTGCACTTACATTAGAGTATGGTTGCAGGGTATACTCTGGGCCTGCTGATACTTCTATTTATGATGTACGAGATGGAACAAGTATTGGGAGTAACCTTGCTAAGTTTGGTTGTCATTGGAAAAGAGCTTATAAAGGCAGTGGTAGTCGTGTTGCTGGTTTGGCTATTATACGTCAAATGCTTAGTGCATCTAAACGAGGAGACTTAGAAAAACCTGGGTTGTACTTTTTTGATAGGGCTAGACACCATATAAGAACATTCCCATTATTGCAATATGACGAGAAAAAGAGTGAGGATGTTAATACAGATCAAGAGGATCATTGTTATGATTCATGTCGATATCTTCTAGCACGAAAACTCACTAAAATGAAGAGAAGAAAAGTCAACTATTAATTTTATTGGAATGTAAACAGTAAAAGAGAGATTAAAATGGCTATAACAAGTAATGAAGCGTACATTGGAAAGCAAAGTATTGTGGAAAGTAGTGATCCATCTTTAAAACACCCAGATTATGAGGCCCTTGAACAAGATTGGGACAGAATTCGTGATTGTATTCAAAGTGAGTCTTTAATCAAATCTAAAGAAGAAAAATACCTTCCAAGGCCAGCAGGTATGACAGGTGAGTATGAAAGTGCTTATGATTCATATCTTGAGAGGGCACATTACCCCCAAATTTGTTCTTACGCACTTTCAGGGGCCTTGGGTGTCATAATTACTAAACTACCTGAATTTAACGTACCCAAGCAGCTTGAATACATCGTTAAGGACGCTACTAGGGACGGGCTGACTATACAACAGCTTTTCATGGAAATAATTATTGAAATTATGCAAACGGGTAAATGCCCTGTTGTTGTAGATGTCGTTCCAGAGACTCATAAGTTTAAATTTATCAAATACACTGCTGAATCGTTTACAAATTGGAAGGAAGATGTAATTGATTCAGAAAAAACCCTGATTATGGGTACTTTAAAGGAACAGATGCCCAGAACTGACGATATATTCTCACATGACACTGTTGATGTTTACAGGGTGCTGACAATTGAGAATGGTAATTACGTTTCTCATATGTTTGAAGAAAGTGGGCATGAAATGCTTGAGTTTCTAAGGGTACCTTCTTATATGGGAAAGAATATTAAGGAAATACCTTTGTTTATAGCTGGTTCTATAAATAACAGTACACACAATCAACCAATTCCTCTACTTTCTGTAGCTAATTGTTCTATACAGATATATAGAAAAGAAGCTGATCTTTCTAATAGTGAATTTTTAAGTTGCAATCCTACCCTTTGTATGGTAGGGGCTTCTAATGATGACGATCTACCTAATGTGGTGGGATCGTCCGTTATGCTTGTATTACCAGATCCACAAGCACGAATTTTTTATACAGTAACAGATACAGCTGCACTACAGCATGTAAAAACACACATTGATGATCTTTATGAAGAAGCTATCCGACATGGTGTAGCTATTCTTGATTCACGTAAAGGGGTGGAATCTGCTGAAGCACTGAGAATTAGGCAAGCCACTCAATCGGCTTCTATATATAGTATCTACCTTTCTGCTATTAATGCCCTGAAAGGTGGATTGCAGCTTATGTGTAAATGGTCAGGTTTAGATCCTAAGAGTATTGTAGTAGATGCTCCTTCAGCCTTGACTTATGGTATACCAGATTCTAATGTAATCCGTAGTATAGTTGAAGGGTTCAGTAAGAATGTTGTTCCTATAGATGTAGTACACAGATATTTAATAGGTTCTGGTTTATTAGACCAGACTATAAGTTTACAGGATTATATGGATCAACTTACTGAAGGTAAGGATGCATTTGATGCAGCAGGCTTAACTATAATAGAAAAGGGTGCTGATCCTACAGACACTAATAATAATAAAACTACTGGAACTGGGGGTTCAAGTGGAGGTGCGGATACCAGTAAAAAGTAAAAAGACACCAAAGACACCAATAATTAAAGTACTCATATAGGGTACTAACTTGAGGGCTTGAGGCTCTTGTATTAAATTCTCCGGAGGAGAAACAGATGGATTTTACGTTCATAGAAGATGCTGATTTACGGGCAAAGGCAGAGGAAGGTAACAAGGCAGAATTAAAGGAACTCAATGAAAGTATCGACTCTAAGATTTCAGAAGCTATTGTAGGCTTGAAATCTAAGAATGAAGAACTGTTGGGTGAAAAAAAGTCAATTCAAGAAAAACTGGCTACTTTTAAGGATATTACTGATCCTGAGAAAGCATTAGAAGCTTTAACTTTCATTAATGAAAATGAAGAAGCTCAGATGATTAAAGATGGGCGTTTTAACGAATTAATGGATAAACGCACCTCTCAGATGAAAATTGATCATGATACCGCTGTTACTGAACTTGCAGATAAGCTTATAGAAATGACTGACGGTAAGGGTAAGTATAAAGGACTGTATCAAACTAAAATGCTTGACGATGCTATGAGGGCTGTAGCTATTAAAGCAGGGGTACTTCCTGGTGCAATTGATGACGTACTTCTCAGGGCTAAGTCTGTATTCGCACTTGGCGTTGATGGTACAGTAGAAGCACGTACAGCAGACAACAAATTACTAAAGAACGAGGATGGTAATGTTGTGACACCTACTGTATGGGTTGAAGGATTAAAAGTAGGAAGTCAACACTACTGGCCTTCTTCAGAAGGTGCTGGAGCTGTTGGTGGTAATATCACTGGTGATGCGGATACTACTGAAAAATTAGCTGCATTGTCTAAAGCTGGTAAAATGGTAGAATATCGTGCACTTCGTAATAAAATGCGTGGTATTGCTTAAAGTATTGGGGCTGGAAACAGCCCTTTATTATTAATCTTACATTTTTTTGTTGACAATCGTTTTAGAACACTATATCATAATACATACTCCCAGGTAGAATCCAGAGGGTTTGAAATGGCTAGAGGCCAAGGGACAGTAAAAAGCAGTACTTATTATTTACGTATAATGTAGTACAAAATCAAACTCTTTGGAGGAATTAAAAATGGCTAATATCTGGGAACATCCCTCAATTATCGCACAGGAAGCATTGTTTCATCTTGAAGATGCTCTTGTAGTGACCAACATGTGTGCAAAGGACAATAGTTCTGAGTTCTCTACAAAGTCCAATGGCTGGAAGAAAGGTGATACAGTATCCTTTCGGACACACGGTGATTATGTAGCAGAGGATTTCTCTGGTACTATCAATATTCAAGATATTCAGACCTCAAGTCGTCCTATGACGATTGAGAAACATCTGGACGTTTCTGTTGAAGTAACTGCACGTGAAGAAGTACTTGACCTGGATTCTTTCAGTGATCAGGTTATTCGTCCTGCTGCTTACCGTCTTGCTGAACTTACTGAGAATTATGTTGCTGGTAAGATTCTACAGGGTGCTGGTCTGTATACTTCTGCTGACCTGTTTGCAGATGCTGCTGATATTGCACAGGCTCGTAAGTATTCAACCATCCAACAGTTAAGTACTCAACGGTACTGTCTTGTTGATCTGGATACCGAGGCTAACTTACTTGGTCAGACTTGGTTTAACCAGTCTCAGACTCGTGGTGCTGCTGGTGAAACCACCCTGTCTACTGGTCAAATGGGTCACGTAATGGGTATGGATTGGTATTCTGCCATTACCTTCCCTGAGCAAGAGCACACTAATGGTACCCTTGGTGCTGTTGGAACTCTGTTAACTGATAACACTGATCCCCTTGACAATAAGATTGGTCTTAGAGTACTTACCTTTGATGGTGGTACTATTTCTGAGACTATCTTAACTGGTGATCGTATTCTGGTTGCTGGTTGTCGTAGACCTCTGATTGCTGCTGCTGATGTAGCAGATGTAAATGCTGCAACTACTATTGCTATTGTTGATCCTATTACAGAGATCATCGCTGACGGTGCTGCAATTACAATCGTTGGTGGACAGGCTGCAACATTTGATGTTCATGGTGCTATTTTTGATGACCGTTCCCTGGCAGTAGCATTTCCTATGCTTGATATGCCTGGAGATAAAGTTACCTCTACAGCCTCTAATAATGGCGTAAGTATCCGCATCGTAAAAGGTTATGATATTAACACCAAGAAAACTACCATGTCTCTTGACTTACTATGTGGTTGTTTCGCCCATGACCCAAGGCGTATCACAATTTTAGCTGATACTCAGTAACAGTTAATTAATAGTTGATTGCAGGGTAGGTGCATTTTAGAACTACCCTGCAATTCACAGATGGAGATAATCTCATGATTGTAAAAATGTATAAGGGTAGTTCTGAATGTATTGCTGACAAAGATCAGGTACCTGTTATGGTAAATGGCGGATGGTCTAGGGAAAAGCCTACTCCTAAAGCAAAGGTAAAACCTGTTCCTAAAGCAGAACTTGTTGTTGAAGAAGAACCTGTTGTTGAAGAAAAACCTGCCCCAAAGGAAGAACCTGTAGTTGACGAAAAACCTGCTATAAAGGGAAAGCCTATCCTTAAGAAAAGACGTACCCCTAAGAAAAAGGAGTAAGTCATGGCAATTACTCTTGTTACTACTGCTGGGGCTGCTGATGCAAATGCTTTTGTTTCTTTAGCTGATGCAAACATTTATCATAAAGGGCGTGTACACAACCCTGAGTGGGTAAATGCTAGTGGTGGTGACAAATCTGCTGCAATTGTAATGGCTACAAGAAGTCTATGTTACCATTATAATTATGTAGGAACTCGAACAAATGAAACAGGAGCATTGTGCTGGCCCAGAACTGGGGTACTTGATAAAAGTGCCTATGATGTGAATCCTAATACAATTCCACAGTTCATGGAAGATGCCACTGCTGAATTTGCTTTTCTTTTGCTGGGGAAGGATAGTACGGTTACTGAGAATATTTCTGGTGGGCTTCAGGAATTGGTGGCTGATGATGTTTCCTTAAAATGGAATAATTCCAAAACGAAGTACTTCCCTGACATTCCTAAATCAGTCAGAAAGATGGTTTCTTATTATGTCCCTGCTGTAGCTACGGCTGGGGTAGTCCATTTAATAAGAGCATAAAATGACTGATCCTAAGACACTGATGCAAACTGAAGTACAGAACAATTTTCCTTTATTTGGTAATATTCGTACAGCTGTTGATTATTTTAGTGTGGCTAGTTCTGATTACTCCCCAAGTGCAGGCGAAGTTAGTGAATCTATTAATTCCACACAAAGTTCTGTGTATGTGATATTCACAGGGTACAAAATAAAAGATGTAGATGGTAGCATGATTCATATAAATGATCAAAAAGCTATTATTCCTACATTAGATTTAACAGCAGTACCCTCAGACCTTGATTACCTTACTGTGGGTTCTGTTCGATGGGATGTACAAAATGTTAAAACGGACCCTGCCAATGCTACTTGGACATTACAAGTACGTAAGAAGGTGACCGCATGATTTCTATGAATGTAACTCGTTTTAGAGATGAAATGCGTGTCGAGTTTGGTAAGATGAAAAGAGGACTGCAACGAGTCACACAGGAAACTGTCCGTGAAGGGTTCTATGCGGCTGCTAACAGTTCCCCTGTGTTGACAGGGTACCTTCACCACAATTGGGGGGTAGCTGTGCATGGGGAGCAACACAAGCCCCTTCAGCCTAGAGTAGCTGTTTATTATGGGAATAGTGATGGTGTGAAGCAGTCTTACCCTTATCCAACATTGCCAAGAAGTATTTCAAAAATCCGTTGGAATTCTAGGGTAGAATTGTATAATGATACATGGTATGCACAAGAAGCTAATTTAAATTCTAGTAGCCCTGGATTTAGTGAAATGGCGTTCATGGTAATGGAAAGTTACTTGCGTACAATGCAAGCAACTGATTGGATGAAAACACACGGAAAGATTCGTTCAGGATAATCTATGTTTGAATCAGAAAGACAAACAATAGAAGATCATCTTGGTACTCAATATAGTACAACTGCTATTGAGTGGGATAATGTTGATTTTAATCAATTAGGTCATTCTGAATACATTTCTTGTTTCATTAGGCACGGGAAATCTGATTTAGTGTCTATTGGTGGTAGTCAGAGAAATTATAAAAGGGTTGGACAACTTGCTCTCATTATTTTTACTGAATGGGGGGCAGGTCAAAAAAGGAATGACGACATAGCTGACATCCTTGTGGGTATTTTTGCTGGGCTGCAAATTAATGATATTCAATTTAAATCTTTCGAGCTTACTAATGTTGGTAAGAATCAAGAAAGATACAGACAAAATATGTATTGGTATTACGAAGCAAGAAATTGCTTAACGTGATTGTGACAATAAACTGGCCTTAAACACGGAGGATAGCCATGGGAGCATCATCAAATTTTACTGGTGTAGCATTCGTAAAAGAAACTGAGTGGGGTACTGACCCTGGAACTACTTATGCAGATGTAAATTATACGGCAGAAACACTGTCCTATAACATTTCAAGTATCACCTCTAATAGTATTCGATCAGATAGACAAATTTCTGACCTAATCCTTGTTGGTGCCGATACTTCAGGTGGGTGGGATTTTGAGTTACAGCACAGCGATGAAATGGATGAGTTGATGCGTGGTGCTATGTGGGATGAGGAATGGTTTGAGGTTTCTTCATCTGCTAATACAATTGATCTAGCAACAGATACTATTGATGTTACTGTCCCAGGAAGTACTTTCATTGATATTGGTGATGCGAATGTTCAGTTGGTAGTTGGTCAGTGGTTTAATATTAAAACAAATATTACAACTAATGATGGTATTTATCAGGTAACTGAAGTAAATGGAACTGAGTATACTGTATCCCCTGATTTTTCTATTGCTGATACTATTACTACTGGTACTCTTGGTGGAAGTATGTCCCGTAATGGGGCGTATAAGCATAGCTACTATATTGAAAGATCTCATTCTGACCTTGACCCTACTGGTCAGTTCTTTCAGTTTGCTGGTATGGTAGCAGATACGTTTACTCTAAGTGCTGCTGCTGATGCGGTTCTTACTGGTAGTATTGGGTTCATTGGTAAGAATACGACGCTTACTCAAGCAACAGGCGGTACTGGTTCAAACGATGCTGCTGCAACAACACCATTTCTAAATGCTGTATCGAATGTTGGTACTGTATATATTGATGGTACCCCACTATTAACTTGCCTCTTGCAATCACTGACTGTTAATATTGCAAATAACAGTCGTGGTCTTTCAAGTGTTGGTATTCTTGGGTATTGTGATGTTTCTGGTGGTTCTTTTCAGGTAACTGGAGATATGGCAATGTACTTCAATGATGAGACAATGTATGATCTGTTGATTGGTCAGGATTCGTTCTCATTGAGTTTTGATGTAACTGAGGATACAGGAGATAATCAATACAGAGGGTATGTTGTTACTTTACCTAAAGTCAAAATCAGTACAGATGCTATCAACTCTGGTGGAATGGATCAGGATGTTATGGAGCAGGTTAGTTTTCAAGCTCTTATTGACCCTGTAACAAGTTGCACAATACAGATTGATAGTTTACCTGCTATTACTGACGGATCTTAATTGACACCACAAAGGTTTGGTCGCTCCCTGTGAGAACATCACTGGTGTCCATCAATCAAAGGTGGGTGTTTCGAGACAGGGAATTTATAACTTTTTGACACTGGAGGTCAATCATGAAACTTAACGCTTTTGCAACAAACCCCGACAAAGAATTAAATGGAGTTTGGCATGATATTGGAGAGGGTGCTAGAGTGCTTGTAGCCCGTTCTGGTAATAAAAATTATCAGGCAGAACTCCGTAGGGAAATGAAACCATTTAGAAATCGTTTGAATCGAAACGACCCTACAATGGAGCCTATTGCTGAAAAGATTTTAATACGAGTAACTGCTAAAACTATTTGGCTTGATTGTGAGGGAATTGAAGAAGCTGATGGAACAGAGATAGAATACTCCGCAGAAAAGGGTATTGAAATGCTGGCAGAGTATCCTGAACTGAGAGATATTATTCAGGGGTTAGCTGATGACCTTTCTTCTTATCAAGATGAGTTTAAGGAGGAAGTGGTAAAAAACTCAAGGAAGTCCTCGACTGGCAAGAGAAAGTAGGGGGCAAATACAGTTGGCTTGTAAATCTAAGTAATCAAGGACATAAAATAGATATCTTAGATGAGCAGCCTGAGTTATTACAAGAAGCAGCTTTTTTCTGGGAGGTTTTTACTTCATTATCGTCATCTAGACAAATAGGTATGTCACTTGGGCCAATTCCTATATTTGCCTATGAATCATATTTCAGGATTTTTGATATTTATGATTCAGATGAACAGCATGAAATTATAGCTATAGTTTCTAGTGTAGATAGTTATTACTTACAAGCCCAGCACAAGAAAACTACAAAGAAGAATAAGAATCAATCACAGCAGGGATCTGATAAATCTCA